ACCCAATAGTTATACATGCGCTGGGCGTCCTTGGCGTTGCGCACAAGGCCAGACACATAGATTCGGCCATCAACCTCAAACTCGTTCCCAACCACCCGAACCACCGGGATATATTTGCCAACCCAGTCGCGCTCTTCAAGAATCTCATAGCCGTTGATCTTGCACCATTTGACCTTCTGCACATCCGCCTGACGAGTGCGCACAGGCTTCATGCCCATCAACTTCATCTGCTTGTCTTCAGGCGTACCATCAAACACAGATACATTGCCAGGATACAAGTTCAGCGTCTTGCGGTCGTAATCAATGTAAAAATACTCCGCAATCCTGACCGTGTCTTCATTGATCCACTGAGACAACGACTGATCACCCACTCCCAACGTCTGCAACGTCGAAACCGGATTGGCGTCCGGGAACATCCGCTCGTAATCAGCCTTCAAAATGTCTTCAGTAATGAAACACCACTTTGCATCCGAACCGCACGGATCCTGAATCGTCGGATCCATGTACACCGAGAACGAGTTCCGCACCCGGCCAATCTTGATGTCCTGATCAAACGAGTTATCGTCGCAGTACTCGGTCAAGATCCGAATGTACCCCTCACCATACGCAACCTGGTTCTCGCACGCCGTGTCATACGCTACATCCGCATCCGAGATGTATTCAATATGGCGCATCAGCCCGTCAAAAATGTCCGCAACCTCGACATCCGCCTTGTCATCAACCGGAATAACCTTGATCGCAGGCCGATTCTGACGCTGGTCATTTGTCACCTGACGCACATGCTGCGGCAGCTTATTGATGGTCAAACAGGGCCGCGCATTGATCGTCTGCCCCTGCACCGCCCCACGAGTCGCCAATACATCCGCAGGCCACTGCCAATGGTTATCAGGCGAACCAGCAAAGAATTTGAGATCGTCAATCTCGTCCTCGCGGCTCTCCGAATACGCCGCAATAGCCATGTTCAAGCGAGAACGCGCCGTTGAAAGGATATCCTGATCCTTCTTACTCATTTCTTGCCCTTCTTGGCATCAGCAGCTTCACGCTTCACAGAGTACGCAATCGCAACCGCCTGCTTCACAGGCTTACCCGCCGCCACCTCAGCTTTGACATTCTTGCGAAAAGCCTCTGGAGACTTAGATTTGACCAACGGCATTTCAGCTCCCCATCCAAGAACTAGACGCGCCAGCACCACCCTGCATTACCACCCGACGCTCGTTTTTCGGATTGTACTCCCGACTCGCCACCGGATAAGCAAAAGTAACCGCCAACGCATCCGCCGCGTCAGGACTAGCCAAACCCCTAGCCCTCATCTCCTTTTTACCCTCAAGGAAAATCGTCCCAGACGAGTCCGGCTTCTTCATCGGCCCCAATAAATCAGACTTCAATGCCCGATCCTGCGGTATCGAAGCAGTCCTCAACCACTCCCTCATCGCACCCCACATCTCGGCACGCTTATTACCCCACATGATCGGATTCTTGGCCTTCCAGCCAAAATTAACCCCTCTTACCTTGTACCTCTGTTCCGTCAACCTGTCAAGAATCCCATATCCCAACCCGCCCTCATCAATCACCGTCAGCGCAGGCTTGTACTCCTCTATCGCCTCAATCACATTCCCCACCGTCGTCATCGTGTCGTCCCCCTTATACCTCCGAATCGCCACAATGTCCCGCCCCTGCCTCACCACAATCACCGTCGAATCCATCCCCCCACGCGCCGGATCCACACCAATCACAATTGGCGCAGTCTGATCCTTGTACTTCACCCGAGCCATCGCCTCATCAATAACCACCGGCGAAATGAACTGATCCTCACCCGCAGCCGGAAACTCCCCATACACCTCCACCCGCGCCTGGATCGAGTCCTCACCGTACTCCTCAATGATCTGGTCATACACCGCCTTATCAGTACCCTCCACCGACCGCGCATCAATCACCTTCGTCTTCCAAAAGTCCCTCTTCGAGCCAAAACACTCAAAAAAGTACCCCACATTGCGCCGAGGATTAGAAAACGCCAACCAAAACCGATTCGGCGTGTTCTCCGTGAAAAAACCAGTCGCTACCGACCAAATAGCATCGTCAATCCCCGACGCCTCGTCAAAAATCACCATCACCCCGTCAAAATTGTGCACCCCCGCATACGCATCCGGGTTCTCAGCACTCCACAACCGCCCCTCAATCCCCCAATACCTCGTACCCTTCTTCAAATCCTTCTCAACCAACTCCGTTAACCACTTCGCAGGCAATACCCTCGTCGCACTAATCTCAAACCAGTGACTATTGATCCCCATCGCTAACCACTTCGTAATCTCCGCCCACGTCACCGACCTCAACTGCGGCTCACTGTTCGCCGAAATGATCGTCGTAGACCCAATCCTCGTCGACACCATCCATATCACCACCCACGACACCAACGCCGACTTCCCAATCCCCCGCCCAGAACTCACCGCCTCCCTCAACACCTTATAACCAATCTCGTCCTCACTCTGGTGCGGCAACTTCGCCTCTTGCAAAGCCCTGTTCTCCCGAATGTGATCCCTCAAATCATTCAACACCTCCCTCTGCCACTTCCTCGGCCCACGAAACCTCTCCAGCGGCGTCCCCTTCTCTCCCCACGGAAATACATACATCACAAACGCCAACGGGTCATCCTTGATCCGGTCACTCCAGACCAGACTCATGAGCTCTTGCTCCTCTTGGGGCTTGTAAATTGGGGTTTGCATAGTTAATGAAGAAGTGTGGGATATTGATAGTCTAGTGCAAGATAGAAAAAGATAAAAAAAGATAAAACGCAGGATAAAAATAAAAATTTTGCAAAAAATTTCTCGTGAACCCTTCCCCCAGCTTGACCGGCCGCGTAGGGCCCTACCCCCCCCTCGATAAAAAGCGCAGGGGCTAGCCTGCCGCGACCGAGGATCGTGCAGCATCGTGCGACGTAGGGCAGCGAGCTGGGGGCTCAGCCCCCGCTGCTTATCGCCACGTGGCCGGGTTCATTGCCATTGCCATGCCAACCGCTATGGCCAACGTGACTACGCCAAAAATGGCCACGAGAGCTGCGTGCTTGATTTTTTCGATCATCTCTATCTCCTGGTGTCTGCATCGTTTAGCGGCTGCTGGTTGATGCGATGGATGAACTATAGCATAGAAAAAGCACAGCGCAACGTCTTTTTTTAAACAGAGTGATTTTGTCGGGATTAGAAAAAGATGCTTGCATTGTTGGAAAAGTAAGCGTACAGTACACACATCGCAGCGACACGAACCCGGAAGGCTGCAAACACCTGGAGATCACACATGACAACAGAACTGAAACAAGCATTCCACCAGAAGCTCACCGAAGCTGGTATTGGCTACGAGACTTTGAAGGTCTTTGGTGCGATTCGCCTAAACGTGCATGTGACCTGTGTTAGCAGAGACACTGCCGAGAAATGGTCGGCGTTGCTCTCTACAGTGCTCAAAGGGTCAAAACCAAAAGTTTGCCCCACTGTGTGGGAAGCAAAGAAGAACATTGGCGGAAACCTTACACCAACGATGAGGAAAGGTTTCCTCATAGCCGCAGCAGCATGACCCCCAGGGGCTTCGGCCCCACAACGAAAGCACGTATGAACTACACCACGCACCCAACGCACATTTCAAACATCCGCCCAGGCAATACCGTCGTGATCAACGATCAACTTCGTACCGTGTGCGCCTCTGACATCAAACACGGCTTCATGGGTCGGACGCTGTTTGGAGACTGCTACGCACTGGGAAACAAGCCGGTCTCTTTAGCCACAATTTTTCACGCAAAGCCATGAAAAACACCACCACTTCCGACATCCTGTTCTCAATCGCTCTCGGTGTCGTCGCTGGCCTCGTCTTTGGGATGTACTTCTAACATGCACCAGACCCGCCAGTCCCACCTCCTGAGCCTGCTGAAGGCCGGCCACCCGTTCAAGATCGCCCTGATCCTGACCTCGATTCAATTCAACATCCCCACTCACCAGCTCGAACGGGAGTTCTATCGATGAAATACTGCCCGAAGTGCCAAGCCCCCGCAAGGGTCTTAGAAACGCGCCACAGCCCCCGCCACGGCGTCAAACGGCGCAGGCTGGGGTGTACGTCCTGTGGATACAGATGGACGATCCTGGGAGACTCTTACAGGTGCGCAAAATGAACCCACTCATCCTTGAGGCCGACCAGCTGCTAGCCGACGCAAACCTGCCCACCTACACCCAGGCCATGGGCGCCTTGCTCGCACTGGCACGGGAGATAGGCTCAATGCCCCACGTAGACCAGCATCAAGTCTTCAAAGCTTGGGTCATGCTTGACCGCTATTCAATCAACTCAAAACACGTTTAAAGGCCCCTAGGGGCCTTTTTTTACGTCTGCCCTTCCCCTGACCCATCCGAGGGCCCTTCGAGGCTCCTAGGCTCGATCACAGTCGCGTCAATGATGTTCTGCTCAATGAGCCTGGACTTGGCCTGCTCCAGCGCGGTAGTAATACTAATACCAGTATGTACTATCTC